TGGCGACCTCAAAACGACATTCGCCGCCACACAGCAACAGTTCGAGGAAGCTGTTGATTTCTTCGATTGGGACAGAAGTCGTGCCTGGTATATGGACATCGCAAAGAGCAACCGTGATTTCATCTACGCCATCAGCAAAAAGAACTGCTGCATATTCAAGAAGTTCATAAATCGTGGCGATGAGGTCTATAATCGTGGTCGTGAGAAATACGAAGAATTGGCATTTCAATATTGGTGCTTATGCCCACCTGTAACTAACAACAATTTATAATCAAAGAATTATGGCAGAAGAAAGCAAGAAAATGAAACTCGAAGTCGAGTTTGACAGAGACGAGGTAGCCGGAACATTTATGTTGATGGGCGAGAAATTGACTGATGAACGTTGGGAGAAATTGACAAAAGAAACTATCCCTATGGACTTTAACAAGTTTGGCGAAGATAAAACGCAGGTGCAAATCGCAATCACAGCCCTTGCTATCGCTTCATCGAAAGATTTTGAATATCCCTATGGAAATATTCTGCAAGGTAACGGCTCACGGTCTTGTGCCGCTCTATGATAGCGACTACGACTTGAAGAAACGGCTACGTGTCGGCTCTGTTGTCAAGTGCAAGGTTAGCAACCCTCGCAACTACGAGCATCACAAAAAGTTCTTTGCGTTGGTGCGCCTCACGTTCGACAACCTGCCGTCCAACCTTGCAGAATATTTCAAAGTCCACAATGAGGAAGATATGCTGCGCCGCTTCAAGCGAGACTTGGGCTACTTCAAAACAAGCCTCAACGAACGAGGCGAAAAGGAGATAGAATACCAAAGCATATCATTTTCGGCAATGGAACAACACGAGTTTGAACGCTTCTACAATCAGTGCATCGACCTTGTGCTATACAAGTACCTCAAAGGGATAGATAAAGAAGATTTAATCACAGAGATAGAGAACTTTAAGTAATGAACAATATACTGAAACATAATCTGCGTGTCGAGCCTTACGAATACCAACGTGAGGGCATCTGCTTCGGATTGGAGCATAAGCGCATTATCATCGGCGATGAGCCGGGATTGGGCAAGACATTGCAGAGCATTGGCATAGTCGATACAGCAAGAGCATACCCCTGCCTCGTTATCTGTCCTTCCTCGCTCAAAATAAATTGGCAACGTGAGTTTGAGAAATTCACAGATAAGAGCGCACTTGTGCTTGACAATAACGTCCGCACCACGTGGGGTTATCTTCTCTCAATGGGCGTGCATCAGGTCGCCATTGTCAATTATGAGAGCCTGCGCAAATACTTCGTGTGGGACATCAAGGGCGGCAAGCAGTTCCGACTGAAAGACGTAGTGTTCTGTCCGCAGATGCAGCAGTTCAAATCAATCATCATAGATGAGAGCCACCGTGTCAAAGACCCCTCCGCACAGCAGACAATCTTCACCAAAGGTTTGTCCGTTGGCAAGGAATACCGCATACTCCTGTCGGGTACACCTGTTGTAAATCGTCCCGAAGATTTAATCGCCCAACTTTCCATCTTGGACCGCATAGGCGAGTTTGGAGGACGTGCCAAGTTTATGGCTGACTACTGCACCGACCCCAAAGACAAGACCGCCGTTCCTGCCGTTCCTCTGTCAGTTCTTTCAAAGCAGTTGTACGATACCTGTATGATACGCCGAGAGAAAGCAAAGGTGCTTCCGCAGTTACCCGACAAAACACGAGTGGACTTGTACGTGGAGATTTCCAATGATAAGGAATACAACCTTGCTGCCGCCGACCTTGCCGCATACTTGCAGGAGTACACCGAGTGTACCGATTGGGAGATACGCCGCAAAATGCGTATGGAAGCACTTGTGCGCTTTATGACGTTGCGTTCCTTGGCCACCAAAGGCAAGATAGCGCAGGCGGTGGACTTCATTCGCACATTCCTCGACAGCGGAAAGAAACTCATCGTGTTCTGCTCTCTCCACGAGGTTGTGGACGAACTGCAAAAGGTGTTCCCTCGTGCGGTAACGGTTACAGGACGTGATAGTATGGTAAATAAACAGGCATCTATCGATGCGTTCCAGAACAACCCCGATGTAAACCTCATCATCTGTTCAATCAAAGCTGCCGGAGTGGGACTGACACTTACAGCCTCATCAAACGTGGCATTCATTGAATTGGCTTGGACGTATGCCGACTGCTGCCAATGTGAGGACAGAGCGCACCGCATAGGTCAGAAAGACAACGTAACCTGTTACTACCTGCTCGGACGTGGCACAATCGACCACACCATTTACAACCTCATACACCGCAAGAAATCTATTGCGAGTGAAATAATGAACTCGGACGATGATATACCAACCGATGAAATATACTTCGATGAGTTGGTTAATCTCTTCCTCAATACATCGGGATAATGGATATATGCAAAACAGACGTGCAGAAGATTATCAAGTATTTCGATGATGCTGCCAAAGTATATGACACCCTGCCCGGACAACGCAACAACTGTCGTGCGTGGGTTATACGACAAATGATAAAGAAGTTAGAAAAGAAATTATTCACCTTTAATTCAGTTCAAAATGAAGAAAAATGACATCGTTGATTACGTAATCAACAACACGACTTTAAGTCGTTCGCAGGCAATCGCCGCCACCGAAAGCGTGGTAGAGGCTATCAGCAGTTCACTCGTAAAGGGTGAGAGTGTGTTCATTCGTGGCTTTGCAACAATCAAGGCAGTTACCACAGCCCCTAAAAAGGCTCGCAACATCAGCAAGGGTACTGTTGTCAGCATTCCGGCACAGAACACCGCCAAACTCGTGTTAAGCAAAGAATTGAAAAACCGTATGAACTTGAAAGAATGATGGTAAACTATTTCCTTTCAACGGTCCGCTACGAAAAGACCATGGAAAACGGACTCAACAAGACAGTAAGCGAACAGTATCTTTTTGATGCGCTCTCGTTCACAGAGGCAGAGGCAAGAACTATCGAGGAACTGAAACCCTACATCAGTGGCGAATTTAGCATTCCCCAAATCGTCAAGCCTCGTATTTCAGAACTGATGCTCTCCGAAGATGTATCGGCAGACCGCTACTACAAAGTAAAGGTTTCTTTCATCACCCTTGACGAAAAGAGCGGAGCCGAGAAAAAGACCAACAGTTTCATTCTCGTACAGGCTTCGGACTTCAAGAACGCATACGACCGCTTCATTGAGGGTATGAAAGGAACAATGGCAGATTACGAAATAGTTTCCATTGTCGAGACACAGATATTGGATTATTACCCTGCAAAGTATGACGAAAAGTAAAGTAACAATCGCTGAAGCAATGTCAGCGAATAGAATGACTTTCGATGAGTTGATGGCTAAAAAGAACGCTGTCAAAACTCGAAAGGTGCACAAGGAAGAGGAACACCGCATACAATGTGAGTGTGTGCGGTGGTTCTCCCTCCAATATCCACGGCTTCGCGGCAGACTGTTCGCCGTTCCAAATGGCGGCAGACGTGATGCGACTACGGCGGCAAAACTCAAAGCCGAGGGAGTTGTGGCAGGAGTGGCAGACCTCATCCTCTTGAAAAGCAACCGGGACTACGGTGCTTTGCTCATTGAAATGAAAACACTCAAAGGCAGACAGCGAGACAGCCAAAAGGCTTGGCAGAACATCGTCTGTGCTGACAGCGAGTACAAATATGTGGTGTGTCGTTCCTTTGACGATTTCAAACGTGAGGTGGACGACTATTTGAAAAACGAATAACTCTCTATGGTACGAACTTCAAAAATAGGGCTGGAATACTTTCCGATGGATATAGATATTTTCAGCGACATAAAGATAAGAAAACTAATCAAGTATCAAGGTGGTAAAGCCATTTCGATATATGCTCTGCTGCTCTGTAACATCTACAAGAATGGGTATTACATCGAGTGGGACGAAGAGTTGCCTTTCATCTGCTCGGAACTAATGGGCTTTGACGAGGCGTATGTATTGGAGGTTATAAAGACCTGCCTGTCACTCGGGTTGTTTTCAAAGGAACTGTTCGATGCGGAGGGAGTGCTTACATCAAAAGGTATTCAAGAAAGATACAGTCGTATATGTATTCAATGCCGCCGAGTGTGCAAAATCACGGATTACAGTCTGCTTGCACCGCAAGCCCCGAGACAGCCACGACATAGGGCGGCTAATAACCAAACGAAAGAGACTGACAAGCAAGACGCACCACCACGTTACGAACCTTATACACTAACGCTCGACCAAGAAATTGAAAAGTTGAAAGCGGATGAATGTTGGCTCGATGCGTTGCAGGTACAGCATTCAATGAAGATAGAGCTGCTACGCAACAGTCTTGATGACTTCCGTGTGCAATGTATGGCAGACGGCAAAGAGCGAGGACACCAATCATTGGCAGATGCCAAACAGCACTTCAATTCGTGGTTACGCATAGTGAATAGAAACAAAACAGCGAAAGATGATAACTCTAAATCCAAAGGACGAAATCAACGTAGAGGAAATGTTCTCTCACCTGATGAGCCGAAAACGTACGGCGACACGTTTTAGACTGCCATATACACCTAAACAGGTATATGCAATGCTCTATACAGCGTGTAAAGCCGAGGTCGCAAGCCGTTATCGTGAGTTCCAAGATACACAGGAGTACAAGCAACACCTGTGGGACATTTCCAAGTGGCTCACATCGCAGGACTCCACATTCGGGCTGTTCCTCTGTGGTGGAGCAGGCAACGGCAAGACAACCATTCTCCGTGCTTTGCAAAACCTAACAGGATTGCTACGCTCAGATGAGGCTTGGAGTAGCCGACAGGACGAATACCCGGTACGTGGCTACATATTCATCACGGCAAAGGAACTCGTATTGCTTGCCAAAGCATACAACAACCCCACACGTGAGAACGAAAGCGATGTGTACAAGTTCAAGAGGCTACGCACCATTGAGATACTTGCCATTGACGACCTCGGGCAAGAGCCAAAGGAAAGCATACACTACGGCGACTTTGTAACTGCGGCAATGGATATTATCTCTTTCCGCTACGAAGAGCAGTTCTGCACGTTGGTATCTTCCAATCTTTCAGCAGCAGAGATAGCAACCTATTACGATGAACGCATTGCCGACCGCTTCCGTGAAATGATGCACATCATCAATTTCGGTGCGGAGCAATCATTCAGAAAACCAACAAACAAATGAAATGAGTATGAACACAGACTATGCATATTGTTCGGGCGTTACCTGCCCCATTCGTAATAAGTGTAAACGATACTTACCCGACCCTCCCGATATGCCTTTGTGGTGGATACCACCTGCATACAAGGAGAAGTTGAAAGAGTGCCCAGACTTTGAACCAAAAAACAAATAGCAATGAGACATTTAATCATTATCAAAAGTTTTATCAAACCAATTAAAAACAACAACAGTATGGAAAACAAGACAAAGAAAGTAGAAATCGAAATCCCGGTAGGGAAAGTTGCAAAATGGGTAGATGGTGTGCTTACCCTCGTAGATGAAAAGCCACAGGACGTAACCGAGCGTATCAAGACATTTGCTGATGCTTGTCGTGAACTTGGCTCTGACCACCCATTCGTGAAAGCCTATAACGGCTATCTGTCTCACATTCATCAGCACAATATGAATGACTATGATTTGGTGTCATACCTCCAACTCCGCATCATCACCGCAGCTCTCAACGAGGGTTGGGAGCCTCAATTCACAAAGGGCGAACGCCGTTGGTATTTTTGGTACGACCTAATCACCAAAGAGCAGTACGACAAACTATCTGCCGAGGATAAAAGCCGTGTGGTTGGTCGTGGGGGTGCCCATGCGGTTGCGTACTACGGTCTCGTCTATTCGAGCGCGTATGTCGCATCTTCGTACTCGAGCACGTACTACGGCTCTCGGCTCGCCTTCAAAAGCGAAAAACTCGCTGCCTACGCAGGTAGGCAGTTCGCCGAGATTTATGCCGACTTCTGTTTCAAACCAAAGTCGGAGGAAACAAAGGGATAATGCAGGGGCAGTGTGGGGGCTGCTGCCTCCGCACTGCCATTTTTCTAACAAACAAATATTCTATCACAATGAAAAAGTACAAAGGAACAAAAGTCGTGTCGGCAGAGCCGATGAACGAGTATGATGCAGTGCAGAAAGGCATTGCAAGACCTAACACCGACAACCACGAGTGGCGTGAGGGATACCGTGTTGTCTATGCAGACGGTTACGAAAGTTGGTCTCCAAAGAATGTGTTTGAGGAGGCGTACAGTCCGATTGAGATTTCTGATGAAGCCAAATTTACGGTTGCAGAACTCATTGACTTTGGAAACTACCTGTTGTCCGACAAGAGAAAGCAAACTATTGAGAGTGCAGAAAACCTCAACGTGGTTGGCGATTGGGACGTGCAGAATTGGATAGACACCCCACGAGATATTGAGTAGAACTAATAACGGAGGGTGGCACGTCCGCCCTCCATAACAAACAAACTGTATCAATATGACAGCAAAAGAAATTACGAAAGAAGATTGCAGACAGTTGTACAACCTCCACGCACAGGTAGAGACAACAGAGAGCATCATAAAAGACTTGGAAGAATTTGTAAAGTCGCAAGGTGAGAGAGTTCCCGACATAATTCCAAAGAGTTATCAAACACACGGACGTATAGAAATCAACATTCCGTATTTTGAGAGTGGAAAGTTTGCCGATAAAGGGGCAAGAGTGTACCACATCAGTTATCCTGCTGCTCTCCGTGTCCTCAAAAACCACGTTAGACACTTGAAAAAGGAAATCAAGCAAATGAATGAGAAACTGCTGAAAGGAGGTAACGATGAGCCGTGAGTTATCAGAAGGTATATACATATTCCCAAGCGATATAGGGCTATTGTGTGTGGAAATGAAGTTCACGTCTTTCTCCGTAAAACGCTCAAAGAATATCGCTGTAAGGACTGCGAACATAGACAAGAGGGATATGCCACGATAAACGCATATCACAAATCTTGGGTATGTAAACAACGCCCCAAAGAGATACTTAACCCCAATTTTAGCAATCAAATTATATTCTATACTGCTCCATATTATGGAAAGCCCTGTAAGATGTTCAAATTGAAAGGAGGTGCAGAATGAAAAAGGACAGAATGCCCGGAGAGTACCAAGTAAGAACGCAAGATTTAGATGGCATTAGTTTCGAGAATTGGAGTTTTGAAAAGTGTAAGTACTATTGTCGTAAGGGAACAGTGGTCGTATCAACCTATAAAAAGCGGTTTGGTATAAGTTTGACCCTGCTTTGGCATAGGTGGTACAAACCATTTGACTTTTGCAAGTTCTCTCGCCGATTTAACCTCTTGTGGTTACACGTAAATTGGTCTTGGAATTATAGAAACAAAGTAGATAAAATAGTTTACGAACATCCCGAGAATGAAAAGTTATAAAGTATCCATCGTGGTAACTAAAACAATGTGGGTTACCGAAGATGATTTCAGAGAAGACGATGTATTGGGACAGGAATTTGACGAAAATGCTGCCATCAATTATGCAAAAGGAACTCTGATAGAAGAAATAAGAAATAACCCAAATCGTGGTACTGCCAAAATAATGGCTATATACGACCACGAAACAGGAAAACTTAAAACAAGGAGAGAAAGATTATGAATATCATTAAGAAAGTTATAGTGCCAACAGGTGAAATCTATGTTGCGCAAGGAGATAAAGGTTTAATAGAGTTCTTGACTGTTGGAGATTACGGCAAAGATGCGAATATCAAAGCCGATTTTCTTGGCATAACAAGAGAACTCAACGGAGTGCCAAATGGTGAAGTAATGCCATTAACCGAGAAATGGGTTGTTACAATATCAACGCAATATGGCTGCTCAATGAATTGTAAGTTCTGTGATGTGCCAAAGGTTGGCAAGGGCAGAAATGCTACATATAACGACCTTATTGGGCAGATAACAACAGCATTGAGTATGCATCCCGAAATAACCTCAACAAAGCGTCTGAATGTACATTTTGCAAGAATGGGCGAACCAAGTTGGAATAACGAAGTATTGCAATGTGCCAGAGATATAAGAAGGGCAGTAAGACCGTATGTTGGTCGCTCACTTGTTCATCCTGTTGTTTCTACGATGTTGCCGAAAGCGAATAAAAACCTCATACCATTCCTGCAAGAGTGGGTAGAAATTAAGAATTATGATTATAGAGGTTGTGCAGGACTTCAATTCTCTATAAACAGCACTGATGATGCACAGCGAGAGTATTTGTTTTCGGGCAATTCATTGTCGCTTTCAGAGATTAGCGAGATAGGCAAATTGTTGCCCGACCCCGTAGGCAGAAAGTATGCCCTTAATTTTGCTCTTGCCGATGACACCATAATTGATGCAGAGAAATTAGCAAGTTTGTTCAGTCCACACAAGTTTATGGTAAAGATAACACCTTTACACAAGACTGATGCTTGTGAAGATAATAACCTCAAGACAAGCGGAGGGTATGATTATTTTACTCCGTACAAAGACAAAGAGGAGGCACTTATAAAAGCAGGCTTTGATGTAATTGTTTTCGTGCCAAGTTATGATGAGGATAACGGCTTAATCACTTGCGGCAATGCAATACTTTCGGGCAGTAAGGTTAAAACCACACATAGAATTGAAACTATTGACGTAGAGTAACAATGAAAAAGAAAATCATCATAACCCTATCACGTGTTTTCCCGGTAACACACAGCCGCCGAGGTGAGCCGACAGGCTTTGCAAGCAAACTCGCTTCGGGAGAGAAGAAACACACAATCCGCAGGAACTACGACCTGTGGAAAGTCAATGCAGAGAAAATGGAACGAGGTAAATTCTACCTCTCCATACGTCAATGGTCGGGTAAACCTTACAACTCCCCTCAGATAGAGATTGCACAGATACATAAACCTATAGGTGTTCAGTCTGTAGAATTGTACTACCATTATTCAACCGACACTGTTACGGCTGTTATAGATGGCTATGAGTGGTCCGGGTACATTGAAACGCTCTTGGCGCACAATGATGGTCTTGCCGAGGGTGATTTTAAAGAATGGTTTTTCGGCAAAGACCCAAAGGAGGACAAAGTTTTCAAAGGAGTAATCATACATTTTACTAATTTCAGATATTAAAAACCACAAAACTATTATGAAAGAGATTAAACTACAGATTCCCGAAGGGAAAAAGGCAGAATGGGTCAATGATGTGCTTACCCTCGTAGATGAAAAGCCGCAGGATGTAACAGAACGTATCAAGACGTTTGATGATGCTGTCCGTGAGTTGGGCGAAAACCACCCATTGGTAAAGGAATGGGCGGTGTTAGGACAGAACTTGTCTCCCGACCTTGAAGCATACTTGCGCCTCCGTATCATCACCGCAGCTCTCAACGAAGGTTGGGAACCTCAATTCACAAAGGGCGAATGCCGTTGGTATTTTTGGTACGACCTAATCACCAAAGAGCAGTACGACAAACTATCTGCCGAGGATAAGAGCCGTGTGGTTGGTCGTGGTGGTGGCTTTGCGTATGCGTACTGCGGTCTCGTTTATGCGCGCGCGTATTTCGCGTCTTCGTACTCGTACACGGTCGTCGGCTCTCGGCTCGCCTTCAAAAGCGAAAAACTCGCAGCCTACGCAGGTAGGCAGTTCGCCAAGATTTATGCCGACTTCTGTTTCAAACCAAAGTCGGAGGAAACAAAAGGATAATGCAGGGGCAGTGTGGGGGCTGCTGCCTCCGCACTGCCTTTTTGATAATATAATTTGATACGGCGGAAAAAGATGAAATTTATTCACGATTTCTTTTGCAATTACGAATTTGAGTTGAGCGAGAATGACAGAGACTCAATGATATACATCGGAATGGTAGATAACAGGCAGAGGACGATTATCGTGGGCAATGAACAAGCGTTGAGAGCATCCCTCGTAGCAGCTTGCCTATCCAAAGAAGATATACGTGATTTAGTAATGAACTCCGCTATGCAGATTATAGATTTGCATAACGAAGGAATAGATACTTTCGACGAATACATCAAAAAGAGAGGATTATGAAAACCTACATCTCCCTACCCATCAGCGGCCGACCCATCGACGAAGCACGAGCTGAGGCCGACAGCACGAAGAGAATCTTCCAGCAGGCCTTCCCGCAGAGCGAAGTCATCACACCCTTCGACATCGTCCCCGACCCGCCCGATATGCCACTCCACCGGCAGTACGCCTACTGCATGG